AATCTACCTTGGTCTGTATATGACGTGCCAAGCTTGAACTTGAAGTTGCGGAGACGACAGAACGCACCTTGATCGACATCAATGGTTGTTGTAATCAAGTAAGTTTTATTAGCGCCGTCTAGCCAAGCGCCTGATACAGCTACGGAGTCCATTGCTGATTGTAGTTTTACTGTATCGTCAAGATCGGCTGTGCCTGTACCTGTGCCTGCGCCTGTAGCAACAAATACTGTGCCTACATTACTATCTGCGGCTCCAATTAAAGTAAAGTTTGTATTACCTGTAGAAACAATTTGATATCTTTGTCCGGTAACAAAAGAACCAGCGGTTACTGTTTGAACACCCTCCGCACCAAATGCAGCAGCAGAGGTCACCAGATTTACTTCGCCAGAGCTAACGGCAAAATCCGCTGAGTCAAATTTCGCAATGCCCTTGTTAGACGTCGAGGCGTCTTCACCGGCAATCGTTACTGTGTTCCCGGTAGCAGAGGTGTCAATTCCCTCGCCACCAGCGATTGTCATGGCTTCAAACTCTAAATCGATAGCTATAGTTCCGCTATCGCTCGTGACATCTAGATCCCGCGCTGTTGCTTGGCTGTCAACATAGGCTTTAATCGACTGCTGAGACGCCAACGCAGTCGCACTGTCGCTTGCCATGTTGTCTTCATCGAGGATGCCTGTGATGCCATCTAATAAATTGATTTCGTCAGTCGTTGCGGTAACACCAAGGTCAGCTAACGTCTCCGCCTTGTCAGTGTTTAAGTTAGTAAAGTTGTCGTCTAACTCAGCATGCGTTAGCGCTGATCCTTTGCCTGTTCTTGTAGTAATCGTAGACATGCAATAAGACCCTAATCTATCCGTATTTTTAGATGCGTCGCTTCAATCTTAAAGATGTCAGCGGTTTCAATTGTCTGCGGCAACTCTACTGATGTGTCAGACGGATCTGTCAGCGTCGCCCACGCCAGCAAGTTGCCACCCGTTAATGCGTCAAATACACCTGCATGCGTTATCCTGCCAAGCGATCCCGTAGGCGCCGGAAACTCTAAATCATTTGTGTTTTCTGCTTCTGTGGGGGCGCTACCCGATACGCTCATGGTGACTGCCTGCCTTGCATATCCGAAGCCACCAGTCTCTGTCCCACCGCCCGCGTCTGATGGCCCCTTTGTAAACAAGCCGACGTAGAGTGTTGGCATGTCATACTCAACGCCCGCAAAGACGTGCTTCAATACTGCATCTTCTAAATAGTTTGTAAAGCTCATCTAACTGGCAGCCTTTTAGGCCCGCCTAATCCGCGCACCTTCATGGTTAAACCTGAGCCGCTCATACGACCTGCCTCAGATGCTTGGTTGAGCTTTTGCACAGCAGCACCGTACATCTGCGCCCATACCGCCACCCTGTTGTCCTCTTGCAAATAAGGTGATGAGTGAATCAAGGCGCCGTACAAATAAATGTCGGGAGCGTCTTGTAGTACCCAGTTAGCAATATTTATATCGTTTAGCGTGGGTACTTTGCCGTAATACAGCAGCTCTACGGAGTACGACGCGTCTGGCGTCGGGTACAGCTCTATAGCTGAGTCAGCATGCGCGTAATACCTTGGCCGGCCAGTGGTGTCATTGTTTGCCGATCTCTTGTCAGCGATAGAGTCACGTGACGCTAACTGCAACGGATACGTGCCATCGCCCGATATATGCGCTTGAATAGTTTCTAGCCAGTCATTTGGTAGATGCGAGTATTCGCTATCTAGCGACCCGCTAACTCGCTTTTCCATCTTCCAATGCCGCAAGTCCCGATTGATCTGCGCCTCCGCAAGCGCAATGAACGTCGGTATTACCGATGTCAGGTCATCACGGTTGAGAAAGTCAGCAATAGAGCTTTGCAGCTCAGAATAGTTAGTCAGTGCCATTACTTCTTCTTCTTAGCCGTCTTAGCAGCCTTCTTAAATTGCTTAGCTGTAGGCGCGCCCTTCTCGCCAGCTTTACGCATCTTCTCGCCACTGCCGGCCTTAATACGCTTACGCTTAGCGTGGATATTGTCGTACAGGCCCTTCTTTTTACTTGGCATAACTTTTGCCTCGCTTTTTGACAGCCTTACCTGATTTCTTAGCTTCGGCTTTGGCTTTCTTCATGCCCTTTGCTGTGTAAGCAAATTTTTTCTTCCCCACTGTCGGCATCACTTCCTCCTTGATTTTGCGCCGGAGCATTTCCAGCGTTTTCTCGATAGGTTGTTAGGGGTGTTAGGATCGTTCTGCTTGCTCTTAGGCAGTCGCTTCTTGATCCCCAAAGAGCGCGCGCAGTACGAATCGCCCTTACTTGTCCCCGGCTTTACCTTGGCGCCCTTCTGTCCGTATGAGACCTTTCTACCGGATGCCGTGGTCTTTACTCGTGCCTTTCCTTTGCGTGGTGTAGCCATATTATACCTCAGCGCCTATACTACTGCGTATGAATACTGAAACGCTCGATCCAGATACGCAAGCATGGCTAGAAGCCATAGAGATCAACCCATTTGATTGGGTGGACGGCATGTTAGAAACAATGCTCGACCACGACTGCGTATCTGATGAAAATAAAGCGATCATATTACGGCGCTATAAGTCCCTTCTTAATTAAATCATCCAGCGTTGCTTGATCAAACGCCCCAATTAGCCCAGCTTGCATAGCCTTACCTACTGGAGCCGGCAAAGCTGCAGCCTCAAGGTTGTGACCTCTAGCGATCATTTCTGGGACAAAAGGCTTTCCTGATGACCGGATCAATGGATTCAAATCCGACAATAAGTTTGCACCCTCGCCAAACTGCCCTAAATAAGACCCCATGAGGTCAGTGTTATAAGACGGATGTATTCCGGGCTGTGCTGGCTGCATCAAATCTAATATTCCAGCTTGACGTAGATTTCCGACGCGTGGGCTTAACTGCTCTGGGTCTACAATTGCTGCGCGTGCCTGCGAAAGATTAATACCAGCAACATCACGATACTCGTCTACCGCCTTGGTTACCGCTTTGCGATTACCGCCTGCGTTTGCAAGCCACTCGTCGGCTTTAGGACTATCAATGCCGGGCCAATCTGGTTGCGGTTTGAACTCACCTGTTTTTGTGCCAGCACCCTCGCGGATACGCTTATCAAGCGCTTTTTTATCTGCCTTCTTCATATTCTGCCGAGCAATCGGAACCATGATGTCGGAAGTCATTGTGGCAAAATCAGTGCTTGCGCCGCCCATTTGATATGGAATATATAAAGGCGACCTACTAACTCCGGGAAGCCGCTCTGCCGCTCTTGCCGCGTTGCTGAGACCTGTAACTGCGCCTGCATCTGAAGCCCATAAGACGCCGCTTTCTACATTCTGCGGTTGTCGCATGTAGTCTTGACCACCGAAGCGCACCATATCTACCGGTTGACCATTGACTGAAACCACGCGCGATAGGTCGCCTCGACTAGTGTCAGCCATGCCAGAGACAAAACCACGACCTTCGAGATCTTCCGCTCTTAACAATCGACTAGGGGCAAGTTCTACGCCCGGCTCTACATCTAACCTCATCGTATTAACCGACTCGGGGTCTCCAACGCGTTGTAGTAATCCCGTGTCGCGTGTAACAACGGGGGCATCTTCAGCGATGCCAAGAGCGCTTTTATATGCGCCTCGACCGAACGGAATCATGCCAGCAAGAATACCGCCGGCGCCTAACGCCATGCCCAGCGTGTCATCATTTTTATACGCATCGAAGGTTTCAGATACGCCCTTTGCAGCACCAACAAACGGCAAAAAATCCATGCCCATCGATATGTATTCAGCGCGCTCTCGGTCCTCTTCTGAGCCACCCATTTGCTCAGTCAGGTAGTCAACCATCTTGTCTGTTAAACCTTCATATAGCTCGCTTTCTGAAGTTTCAGGAGCAATCATGGAGGCCGCGCCTACGGTTGATTGAGCTGCAGCATTTAGAAGAGACGGTGATTGTGACCCGCCTTGAAAGCCAAGAATGTTGGGGCCTTTGTACTCCGGGTCGAATGCGGCAAAGAGTGAGCGGACACGAGTCGGATCAGACGCAACGATGGTGTCGGTAAAGAGATTGTCTAGTGCTTCTTGATAGCCTTCATCGCCTACCTTCAAACCAGTCATTGCCTCAAAGGCTGGATCGAAGGCCTTATAGTTGGGGCCGACATCAGAAACATTCTGTACGATAAGCCCGGGCGACCCAAATCTACGTGCTGTTCTAGCTAACTCATCAGTATCGAAATCATGTACAACATTTAGATCAAAAATACCCCTGTCAGGCTCCATCATGCCTCGATAGCCGGGTAACTCTCCAAATGTTGCTAATCGCTCACCACCCAATAAGTAGTCAGGGTTTGTGATTCTGTTCCAGTCGTTGTACCCCGCGTTAACGACATCAAAGCCTTGTGTATCAACAGCGAGAGGCATGACATTGCCGGCGCGATCTGCATAGCTGGCCGCATTAACAGGCGAGGTGGACATAAAGAATCCCGTGTTTGCAGTTTTGCCGCTTGTGATTCTGTTGGGGTCTATTACGCGAATGTCATCGCCACCACCATGAAAGGCAGCAGTAGGGAACATATCCTGTTGGCGCTCAATGATAGCATCAGTGCGCATATCAAGATCGCCCTTAGCAATACGCTCAGCCACCTGATCAGGGTAACCAGTAGCTATGAGTTCATCAAGAATGCCGCGTAAGCGTGCGCCAATTGCCATGAAGCCTCCAGTGTGAATGGCTAATTATATCAGACAATGCCCTTGAGGTTTCTACGTATAGGCGCGCCCCAGTCTGAGAACTCTTTCCTGCCAATCGCTAGGTATCTAAAAGCATCCGCGCAATGTGACGTCCAGTCGTGCAATGGTCGCTCATTCCACACCTGCATGGTCTCGTTGTACTGCCGGCGGTACTGTCTCATACAGTCGATACCCTTCTCGCACTTGTCCTTGTCGAACCAGCACAAATCGAGCAGAGACCTTACAGCTTGGATGCCATCGTCAACATTGAGCTGTGGAGCAATCGATACCGGGGTTACACGTAGGTTGTCTAAAACCTCTAAACGTGACCGGCCGCTGCCCAGCTCTCGTACCCGGACGTCGTGCGGCAGGATGTGCTGCTCGTAAATGTAGCCCTTCTCTTGCAGAATCCGCGCGTAATGGTCCAGTCCAACACCGGCATTCTCGTAGTAATCGATCAGCCTAACCTCTGGCCCGACAAACTGCGCAAACCAGATAGCAGTGCTATCACCTACACCCAAGTCCCAAGCCGTCACCACGCCCACTGAGCGCTCGTATGGGACACGATCTATCCTGCCCTCGTGTAACGCATTAGCCATTTCATTCGTGTAATAGGCGCCCTCTGAGAAGATCCTGAAGTCACCTTCCCATATATGATCATAGACATCCGGGCGCTTCTTGAGATCGTCCTGTCGCTCTTTCTCCAGCACGTCAGGGAACCACGGGTTATCCCGCCAGTTCATTTCTACGACCTTGCATTGCTCTGGCTTGTTGATCCGAAATCGGTGATGCGTAGCGGAGTGCTTGTTCTCAGGGTTCCATGTAACCCATATTTCAGAGTCGTCCTCTCGCACTGTAGGGATAAGCTTCTGCCAAGCTGTCTCAGTAACGGTCTCAGCCTCGTCTACCCAGCACAGTAATACGCGGGCCTTTGACTTAATGCTATCGAGGTTGCGTCTTAGGCCGGCAAACACGTAGGTGATGCGACCATCACGAGAACGTATGTAACGCTCACCGATCTCGTAGTAATCCATGAGACAGGGAACAGAGCGTATAGCTGATTTGACCTCCTCCATAGAGGATTCATCGAGTGAGTTGAGGTGCTCACGAGCGCATAGGATCTGCCCTTGCTTACCGGCTACGCCCCAACGCATACCCCATACGGCAGTCATTAGAGCAAATGAGCGAGTCTTAGCAGAACCTCGGCCACCGTATGAGCAACGGTATCTAGCCTCCCCGGTAAATAGGTCAGCTAGTTTAGGAGGTAGTTCAATCGAGACCTTTTGCGACAAGTTCAATTACCGTTGGTGGAGTCATGGAACCATCACTAGAAGAAAGATCAGCGTCAACTTGCTTTAGGTCAGGTAGCGTCTTTGCAAGCATTTTGAGCCTTAGCTCGGCTTGTGTCTTCTTCTGCTGTACCTTAGCTTGGAAGTGCTCGTCTGTTTGAGGGTCCAGCTCTCCGATTTCGTCAATCAAATCAAAGATATATTCTGCCTTACCCCTAACGCTTAATGCGCGTCTGTTCTCTTCGTCCTTAACAGCGCGTACCTTATGCCGTCTTGTAGTTGCCACCGTTTAATCCTCATCTGGGTGCGGTATAGATTCAGCCCAGTACAGCCCCTTGCTGCGTCCTGCGCGTACTTCTCCGTCCATTATGTCATCAACAGTAAGAGGCCACGACTCGACAGTCATATCGTCGAATGCGACCAGTACGGTTCGTTCTTCTGCTGGCATGTTACCTTGCTCGATAACGTGCCATTGTAAGTTAACCACTTGCAGCATAGCCCCCGCCTCACTGCTAATGACAAGCCTATTTTACGCTAATCCTCTGTTTTCTCAACATATTGTGGATCAGAGGTGTAGATGGACTCACCATATAGTTCGAACTGGCGTAAATACTTGCGCATAGTTTCGTAGTGAACACCGTAAATTTTAGACAGTGACCACATATCGACACCGCTTTCATATAACGCCCTAGCCTCAGCCATCTGCTCCATTGATACCTTCACACTCTACCCCCAGATTTTTATAGTCAGGCCAGAAGCCCTTGCAAACCATTTCAGTATAGAACCGCTCTTCTTCTAGGGCGTCCTCATAGTCACCGCGACCTACTATCCCCAAGATGCATAGAAAAAGCAGTATCGCCGCCATTATGAGCAGTGCTTGGGCATTCGCTGATAGTTGTTTCATAGAAAGACCTCATTTTTTTATTTCTGCGCAGCTTTTCTAATGCTGCGTCCTCAATTTGCTTTACACGCTGCCTAGATAGTCCTAGCTCGTGGGCTACCTCAGTAAGCGTCATATGATAGTGCGGGTTAATCGGTGCTGTCACGGCGCCTCCGTTAGTGCCCACTCTTGCAGTGCGATATCGATTAGCGTGTCGGCTGCGTCGTCGCTTAACTCCGAGTAGATGTATGTAGCCATGCGAGATAACACTAGCCCAGCAACTGCCCAATCCGGGCACTTAAGAGTATTTGCAGTCTCTTTGACCTCAGCCATTACCGATGCGTACAGCAATAACATATCCGGGTCTGTGTCCCTCTGCGGGAAGTTGCCTTGTATTACTTCTCCCATTGTATTGCCCTCTTTACTTTTTTTATGCGTGCAGGCAAGTCCTCAATGTCGAACTCGTTCAGCTTAAGAAACTCCAGCTCAATGATGGACGCAATCTCGTGATCAAGATAGCGTGCCCGGAGCAAGCTTAAAATGCGTATCTCGATATCAGCGTTCATAACAAAGGCCGCTTATGCGGCCATGTCAGTAAAGTACGAAAGCTCTGACTCAAGCACTATATCGAAGCGCTCTGGGTCAGCAAGGTACAGGTTGGTGGATAGCTCTGACATTCGTATGGCAGTGCGTATCTCGTGCGTCCACTTAAGGTTCGCGTTAGCAACCGCAGAGCGGACTGCAAGCATTGCGTCTAGATTTAGGTTGGTCATAGCTTAACTCCCATAAGGGCCGCTTATGCGGCCTTGTATTGTGGTAGTGAATGTGGAACCCACACCTGAGTACGGGGCAAAACAGCCCCATTGCGCTGATAGATGACTGGGCGATCAGCCCACTCGATCCAGCACAAAGTATGAGTAGCGCCCATGGGGCTGTGGTCTGAATCGCAGACCGTAACGATGGATGCTTCTTCGCACCCGTCGACAACAGAAGCAGAAGTATCCTGCTCCACTAGAATAATGTTACCCATCTCAAACTTTGCCATTGTGTCTCTCCCGTAAACTAGCCGGGACATCCCCGACACAGTTAAGATAACAACATGTGTTATATGGTGCAAGTATTTGTGGCCTGAGGTGACTGTTTTGTCACATTCTTTTAGGGGGCAGTAGTTTGGGGTGCTTCACCCTGCGGGCTGCCGGTTTATTTACCGGGCGGGGAAGTGTTTAGCCAGCTCAAGTGCTCGCGCGTTTTCTAGCTTACTGGCAGCACAGAGATCGAGATACTCAGACTCTGTAAGTCCTTTAAGTCGCCCGACGAGAACACAGACCCTTTCTAAGTTCTCGATGTGCTTGTAGCCATTGCGAGTACAGAACATGGCACGCTTCACTTTCGTACACATAGTCACCTCCATATAGGCATGACTATTATACTACATATTATGTTATGGCTACACGCCAGCTAGCCTTTGCTCTTGCTCTTTGATCCGCTTCTTGTACTCAGCTATAAAATCTTCCAGCTCTAACGCTGTAAACTTGCGAGGCTGATGCTTCGAATCGATCAGCTCACGCATGGCGTCTAAGCCGTAGGTGTCGATCATGAATAGCGAATAGCTATCTATGTTGCCACTCTTGTAACCGTTACAGCCTTTGCATTGCGGATGGATGTTTTCCTCTACAAGCAACGTGGTGTTATGACGCCGGCTAACAAAGTGTCCGCCATCCATCTCTTTCCAGTGCTGTACCTTGTTGCACGTCACACACTGGCACATACCGAAGTCGTCTGCGTACTTCATGCGCACGAGCTTCTGTAGGAGCTTGGCGGCTTCCTCCTTAAGCTTGGGTACTGTCTTCGGTTTTCTGGTGGTCACTAGTGAATTTCCTCTCTCGGCATATCGCTTTCTCGAATATACCGCACTCTACACACAGCCAGCCGCGAAGGTAATGCGGGCGCTCTTTACTGAAGTGTGCCGGCATAATGTCGTTGCATTTAATGCACCGTTGTTGCGGAATCCTCGGCGTCGTTAAGTTCTTCAAGCTCGTCAATGTCCCCTTGTAGAGCAGCCACCCATATCGCCGAAAATATCTCTACTTCCATATTTATTGTGAAAGGTTCTGACTCTGTGTCGATAAAAACGTCAGTCCACTCTAGGTTATCTTTATTAGCTGCCGCCCCGGTGATGTAGTGCACCAACAGAAATACGTAACCCCCGCTTGCCAAGGGTGCGCGCATCATTTCGATCATGGTCGCTCACTCTGCAATCATCTTGTAGGAAATCGTATTATACGCCACCTGTCCGTAATCTTTATGGTAAGTGATGACGTTTGCCTCTCGACCACTAAGCCAGCCGCCCCGGCTCGAGTATGCGTCGGCACTAGCCAGTGTCCTGTGCTGCTCGACAACCATAAGATTTGTCTCTTTCTTGTCGATAGAGTGATAGTGGCCCATGTGCGCGTAGGCGTGCTCTGTCCTACCGAAAACCTCTCGATACTTTGCAGCAAAGACAGTATCGACGTTCGCGACCTTGCGCTTATGCCCGTGGTGAAAAAACAGTGCAGTCTTGCCAAACTCATAGCAGTAGTAGGTGTCCGCTGAGTTATCAATAAACACTCGGGGCTCGTTCTCGTAGAGGGCTATTAGAAGCTCTCTCATCCATATTGCTGAGTAAGGGTCGTGATTGGCGTCACACCACTTGATGTGCACGTGCTTGTGCTTTTCTAAAAGCATCTTAATCACCTGCCGGGTGACTCGTATGGTTGCCCTGACAACCTTAAAAGCACGCGAATCAGAATCTAGCAAATGTTTAGATGCGGGAGTCAACGGCTCCAGATCAAAATGCTGGAAGTCACCGAGCTGAGCGTACACCGCAGTGTCAGCATCCGGGCTTATCCTAATTGCTTCAGCAAACCACTTAACCAGTGTGTCCTCGGCTATCTTCAGATCCCAGTCATCGTTCTGCGTTTGCCCAGAGGCATTTACCTCGTCCTTGTCGGCCAGCATGCCCATGTGGTAGTCAGTGATCACAAAACAGTTACAAAGCTTCCCAGCGTCGATCTCAGGTGCCTTTACGGGCTCGGCAGGGGTTATCTCTTCCTGCATACCCTTAACTATTTCACGCATGATCTCGATTTGCTTGTCAGCGTCTGCCTGAGTCTTTACCCACGTCATAATGGGCTTGTTCTCGGCATCGTAAAGGATGGACTCGCCCTTAATGATTTGCCCCGGAGGCGCCGGGTTTAGCTGATCATGTCTTGGTGAGTATCCCTGCCTAGAAGATTTAAGTACCGCGCCCCTGAGCCTGTCACGTACCGCTTGCCGGTCAATGCGTAAAGCTTTAGCTGCCGGTCCGATTCCCATACCATCGATCCAGCACATTTTTACGACATCCCGCTGCTTATCGGTGAGGTCAATTTTTTCTATTATTTCTTTAGCCTGATCGGCCGTATACGCCTTCCCGTAATGCATGACTCCCCCCAGAATCCATCACCGGCCAAATCTCACATCTAAATCATGAGTCTCAGCTAAGTGCTTAGCAATGACTCGATACACATCGTCTACATCGTGCATCTTTAACTGCGTTACTGACTTTTTACCAAATAGAACCTTCTGCACAGGGCGCCACATAATCTCTTTTACGAGCATTCCTGTAGGTTCTATGGGCATGGTTACCACTTGCTGCATGTCATGACCCGAGGCCGCTAGGGTCCGCGCTATGTCATCGCAGTAGGCGTGGATTGCCTTGTTTTGTTGTGATGTAAGTTTTGGCTCAAGAATTTCGTATACCTTGCCTGAGTTCTGATGTTCCATAATGTACTTACAGAACTGCTCCGCTTGGTGTTTATTATTCACTACCCAGCGATGGCTCATGCCTCTACCCTCTCGCCACCATAGCTCATGTACTGCCCATACTTTTTGAGACAGTATTGCCGAAACGATTCAGATTCAGTGAAGTCGTGAGTCAAACAGTCGAGGCTCGTCCAAGATTTCATGCCGATTTTATCACGAACTTGGTTTTGAGGTATTTGAGCTGCAAAAGGGCTAATACCACGCTCTTCCTTGCTTGCTTTGTTCATCCAAGCCGTTATAAATCTTTTGCACCCACTGCGTTTTTTGCGTTTTCTCGGATTCGCATCGCTCCAAGCAGCCATTGCTAGGAGTTCACGGTGCACGTCTACGTCCGGGTAGCTTTGTTGTAAGTAGATAGAGTAGTCATCGTCTATCTCGAAGTACGTACCGTCACTCAGAATGATCATGGTCCACCTTTATAAACTCTATGCTTGTTTCGTGAGGCATGCCCATTTCCATCATGGCCTCGCTGTAGAGACCGGTTAACTCGTAAATCCAGTCCTTTAAAACGTCAGCTCTCCATAAAGAATCAATTTCACCCCACTCCGGCGAGATCTTTAGCTCGCCTTCTCCAGTACACCAGCAAGAGCGCAATCTTACATCTATATCTAATTTCATAATCCACACTTTCCCTTTTGATGTCGCTACGCGACAAGCAATCAATTAGTTAGTTATGACGAGCTATAATTACCGTATCGAATCTTGTCGTCTGTCCCCGTTACCTGCTCTCGGCACTGGGGGGCGCATCATGAAGAGGGTCAACTCCGTCTCCGAGGTTCTTAAATTCCTCGGCCTAACGCCCGGTAATTTCTGACTAGAAGGGAAGGCAGGGGTAGTTTGTGGTGTCCTTAGACGTCCAGTTACGTGTATACTACCCTTGTCTTGTTTCTTAGCCGAGTACGAGACTACCTACTACGACGTACTTTAGTCAAGTAGGTCTCCCGTGGCCCCTCTAACGAGGGGCTTTTTTTTAACTTAAAAAAACGCACGCCCGTTATATGGATGTGCGGCTTATCACAGAAAATCTGATACCCAATGTATGGGTAACAGAACTACCAGCTATCCACTACCTCAAACTTCTGAGGTTTTAGTTTTTAGCAAGTGGTACTTAGCGTATCGCTTGCCGTTTGTTGCGGCTGTTTCGGTGTGTATCGTGTGACCCCGCATGCGAAGCTCTTGGATACGTGCCGCTAACCGAAAACAACCAAACTTATGCAAAGCTTCCAAAGCCGTGATTGGCTCCTTCCGCAAATGGTTAAGTATCTGCGCCGAATGACTCATAGCCTTCCTCCCAGCTTAAGAACTCATCGATTGTGCAGTCAAAATAATCAGCTAACTGCGAGAGACGTGACAAGGACATGTCCTCGCTATTTCTCCATCGATAAACAGTCATGGATGACACCTCCAGCTCTTTAGCTAACGCGGCGCCTAAAGGGTCACCACGCGCTGTCAACAAAGCTGTAAGTGCTTCACCCGGAGTTTTAGAAGGGTATGTCACTGTTATCTTCCTCCTGCTGGAATGCCTGACGAGCCTGTTGCATACCCTGATTATGGACTTGCTCCTTAGCCGTCGTGCTCAGGGACATAAACGTGTTGCCGTTCTTGTCCTTCTTTAGCCACGCTGACAGCCAAAAATCAGTGCCATTGCTATCGGTGTAGCTACCCTTGTAGTCAGGGTGCGTGTCCTTTTCCTTGCGGTCGTTCTTAAACAGAACACCTCGGTTGCTGTTGTCATACTCCATTTGCTAACTCCTTTCTTGCTTGATTGAATGCGTCATTGCCCTTGCAAGCCGCACGTTCTTCGGTGGTAAAAATGCCACCCTTAGTCGGCGCTCTAAACAAAGTCGCCATAGTCTCGTGGTCAATGTCGCCCCAGATCGCCGCTAGTGATTGCCAATCCTCGTTGGCGATCGCTTCCTTGGCGTACATGACCCAATCAAAGTTGGCGCGTACCGTTGCCATGAACTCAAGAAACTCGCCGTCGTTCTGTTGACTGATAGCGTTAGCCACCTCGTCGGCTGATGCGTACTCAGTACCGGCCAACCCAAGCGCGGCCAATGCGCGGCCTATGGCAGACGTTTCGGCATTCTCTAGGGCAGAGGTGCGGTTTATCTTACTCGCCGCCCTAACCTCTTCTGCGAAGCCTGTGGCTAACAGTCGACCCTGTTCATTGCTGATGCTGGCCTTCATTACTATTAGTGTGTCATTAGCCACTACCAGCTTAGTGCTGATTGTGTACTCAGGATGCAACTGCCTGAACTCATTAACACGGTATGCAACCGTCTTGTACTGCTTGCCGTGAATCGGCACGATTCCCTCAGTCATTAGATGCCTCCCTGATTTTCGTAGTCGTAAGAATCGGCGTAGCCTGCGTTGTACGCTTCTGGCATACCGTCGCGGTGTCTGATGCCTTCCTCTTGGTCAGTCCACCCCTTAATGTAGTCTTGCTCTGCAAGCTCTAGGAAATCCGCTAGGCGGGCATCCATTGACGCCTCGATAACCTGAAACGGCTTAGGCTTGTAGGCAGACAGGTTTTTTAGCTGGCCTACCAGCGAGTCAAGCTCATCTAGTAAGTCAGATTTGATTGGTTGCGGCTCTATAAATTGCTTAGTCATGATCACTCTCCTCAAAGTGCCTCGCGTTCAAGGTCTAGCACGTCGCCAATCATGGCTTCGTAGATTTTTTTTAATTGAATAAAAGATTGTCCTTGGATATCAGTTAGACCGAAGTCCTGACTAGCTTTGATCATCTCAGCAAGAGCTTCATCAAGCTTGTCTATAATTTCGTTGTACTGGACAATTTCGTTACCTAAATCTTCGTACATTAGCCGTTCTCCCGTAGTGCGTTATTGCACAAGAGAGAAGATAACAATATATGTTATAGATAACAACCCTTGTTATAAGTTTATTTGGGCTTTAGTTGTAGTAGGTCCACATGACGGGTGTGCCGTCACGCATATCCAAGTGAATAAAACTTTTATGGACGCCTATACCTGTGAATACGCCCATCTTAAGGGCCTCATGCACAATGTTCATTCTTTGGAAGCCGTCTGACACTGCGATATCGGCTGCAATACCACGCGTATGGGTGCCGGGGCCATTTGGCTTATTGATCTCTAGGCTGTGGTTGACGGACCTGAAACCACTGGTAATGCGGAAGGGGAAGCCGCATATATCTCTAAGGGTGTCTAGGTGACCTACGAAGGTCAAATCCATAGAGTTTTCTTGAGTCTCCCGACAACGGAACTCAGATAGGTGGAAATTTTTAAAATCGGTCACTTGCGTGCAACGTCCCTTGTCTTCTCATAGGTGCGAAGACCGCCGAGCCCTAGCATTCCTAATAGAACTGGCATCATCTCGCTCAGGTCTAAGGGCGGAACGGTGATAGGGGATTCATTGAGAGTAAGTAGAAAATTGCAAACAGGAACCAACAAAAAGTTACTCGCAAGGCCAAGAGTACACACCCATCCACAAAACGGACGCCACCCCGCCACAAACATTGAATGGCTTCCCGCCTCTTCTTTGTTAACAGCGATCTGAGCCTTGGCGATTTCATGGGCCTGTCTCTCCGCTAGTGTTGCGATCTCGTGCGCAAGGCGTGTGCGCTCATCCGCATCCGGGATGACCTTGTCTAGCAACTTTGCTATCGGGCCTACTAGCAATTCAAGCATCAAATGCCGCCCTTGATCCACATACCTATAACAGCCATGACGCCAGCCATAATGATGCGCTCGATCCACTGGTTCTTAGCTATGCTAATCTCGATGCTCTGCAGACGCTTTTCGTGGTTCTTTACCTCATCCTTGAGGACCGCTTGAATCTCATCGATTCGCTTGTGTGCCCGTGTTACCGTCTCGGTCAAGTGAACCTGCCTTTGCTCCATACTAGATAAATCTTGTAGCGTCTGTGCAATGCTAGTCAACGCAGACTTCATCTCGCTAACGTCTTGCGCCATCGCTTCCTGCTGAGCTTCTAGTTTGGCAACTGAGCGCTCGATAGTCATGGCTAGACAGTGCCTTCCACAATGCGCAGTTTTTTAAAGTCAGGATCGTTGAGCTTACGCATAATTAGCTTCTTGCGCCCCTCGAGGTCATCCCAAGAGATTCGCTCTTCTTTCATCCATTGCGCCAAAAGGTGCATAGGAATCGATCCAACACACCAAGACTCAGGCAGCTTGCCAGCACCCATAGATCGCAGCTTTGCCGTGCGCTCTAAGTAAGGGGTGTTGTCGAATTGCTTTTCTACGACAAAGGTGCCGTCGTGGTTATTATGGAACTTCTCTTTAACCTTCATCGGAAACCTTTTTCTTACGGGCTCGCTTGGGCTTCGGCTGTGGTGCTAACTCTAAATTTACGCCATACGGCAAAGCCTGCTCTTCTGTCAATTTTACCACGTCTCCACGTGAATATTTAATACCATCGATAAACAATGTTCCAATTGTAACCTTATACATGGATTTCCCCATAAAAAAAGGGGGCCGAAGCCCCCTATATGTCACTTCGATTAAGAAGTTGTGCAGTCTGCGATCATGCCTGAAGCCTTCTCATTCTTACAAACGAGAGTCAGCTCAGTAGTAACCTGACGCTTGGTCGAGTCACCAGTCTTCGCAAGTGCGATGTTCTTGGTTGGACGCAGAACACCAACGGCCCACATATCGTCTTGCATGATGAAGACGTCACGCGAACGGTTCTCTCTTGAGGGAAGGAATTCACACGTCCCCCACGGCGTCACATATACATCCATGTGCTTGATCACACGCTCGTCTTCTGCACGTACAGTTGAACGCTGGTTGTTGTTCCCGGCAAAGCCAAGAGCTACGTTCATCTGAAAAGCTGACAGATAGACAGAGTCAGGGTTTCCGCCTTGCTCCCAAATTGACTGCATTACGCTGTCAAAACGAGCTTGAGAGAAAGCAGCCTGAGTTCCGTCAGTACGTGCGTCTGAACCGTCACCAGTAGCGTCAGCACCGCCTGAACCGAAGTCAGTGTTAGTGATAAGCCATGTGGGTGCACCAGCAAGCTCACGTGCTGCACTTGAGCTACCAGCCGCACGTGCGTTGTTGTCGAAAAGAGCCTTCTCGATGTCCAACTTTTGCTCTTTGGCAATTTTTAGTGTCTGGTACGCTTGCTCAGCAGCGCGACCCGCCTTTTTCAAACCCTCGTCAGTGTCAGGAATGACCACTGCGTTCTTGAAGATTTGAGTGTAGTTGCCACGACGTACAGTTGCAGTAGCTGCATCTGCAGTAGTGTCGTCGCCTTCAATGTGCGCGTTAGCCGCTGAAGAGCGAAGAGCGTCCGTCTGCCACTCGTGGAAAGTGTTAGCCGCTTTGGCTTTTGCACACTTAGAGTAGAAGGGAGTTTCTTCTGGCGAAATATCATGGATAACGTCGGACAAATCTTCCCGGATACCGACAGCATCATAGCTGTCAAAGGTGTTGGTTGGCTGTGCCATGGTTAATTACCTCTCATTAAGGATCAAGCTCATCGCATCTTGGATGCTGCCTGAGCGTTTTAGTTTCGATCTAGCTTGTCTTGTAGAGTCACGGTTTGACGCTGTCTTCTTGGCGCCCGGTTTAACAGTACGCCTTGGCTTTGCCTTGGCCTTCTTGATTGCTTGTTCCTTGCCGCCTTGTGCCGCCCTGTATTGGATGGCGTCGTGCAGTACCCGGAGTACACGCGAATCAGTCACTGCTGCGATCTCTTGCGGGTCAAACCCGTAGACATCTCGGCTTACCGAAAGCATATTGTTGCGAAGACCTTGGGCCTTCTGCGGGTCCGCGAAGTCAGGGATAGCCTGCCTCAACGTCTCCATTTCTCTTTGTAAATAAGCGTTCCTAGCTTGCATCTCCGCTTGGGAGTTGCCTTCTAGTGCCTGTTGAATCTCAGCCATTTTTTGCTGATATTCTTTGACCTCCTCTTGGTATTTAGCTTGCTCTATCGGGTACCCAAATGGGTCCGTTTTAGCTAACTCAATACTCGGAGGCACAGGGGCTGACGGTATTTGCATGTTTTGCACTTGGGCAAAAATAGCTTTCGCTTGCTCGCGCTCATTCAGGAAATCACCGGCAATCTGCTCGAACTGCTTGCGCATCTCGGCAACCTGCTGCATTCCCTG